AGAAGAGAACGAATATTGGGAACCAGATATGATGTTGATCGAGGCAAAAGCAAGTGGACAACCTTTGGCAGACGAGTTAAGGTTACTTAACCTCCCAGTTCTCACCTTTAGTCCTGGCAGACGAAAGAAGGGTAACTTGGATAAGACTACAAGGATGCACATAGTATCTCCTATTTTCGAATCTGGAAAAGTGTGGTATCCTAGTGGAGAGAAGTTTGCAGAGGATGTAATAGAAGAGGTTGCATCTTTTCCAAACGGAGATCATGATGACTATTGTGATAGTATGACAATGGCGATTATGCGATTTAGACAAGGTGGGTTTATCTCACTGGATGGAGAAGACCAAGGCGAAGACTGGTATCCAAGAAATAAAAGGGAATACTACTGATGGCTGGTAAAAAAGGTATGAGGCGAAGAGAGAAGGTGATGTATGATCCTTTGAACTTGTCTGCTGTATCTGAAAGATTTTTTCGAGAAGAAAAAGAAGCCAAAGAAAAAGCTAAGTTAGAAAAGAAAGCAACACAAGCCAAAGAAAGAGCGTCTAAACTAAAAGTTAAGAAACAAGCGTTGAACAAAGTAAGAGAAAATCAACGCAAGATAACAGCAGAAACTACAAAAAAAATAAAAACTGGACAGAAACAGTTAGACAAACAAGCCAAGAGATTAGATAAAGCCACGGTTACTGGTCCGTTAGGCGGTGAGATAAAAGTCAAGACACTGAAAAAGATTAGTGGTGGTGCACCAGGCTTGGACAGAGGTCCACGGAGCAAGATGTTTATTGGTAAAAAATTTAGCGAAGGAGGCAGTAACATGGACAATGGTGATAAACCAAAAGGTAAACGATTAACAAAAGTGCCACCTGGTAAAGTACAAGTTTATGAAAAGCCAGCCAGACCACCAGAAAACAAGCCTATTTTTTTTAAAAAAGGTAATCCTTCTAAGGTTTCAAAAAAAATTAGAGAACAATATAAAAAAAGTAGAAAGAATAGAAAGACAATTCCTAGGTTCATGAACATGGGTGGTGTAATGAGAAACCGTGGTGGGACGTTCAAGGGAGTTTATTAATGTCAGATGAAGCAGATAGAATTAGAGCGTATCAAGAACTGGCGAGAAGAGGACAACCAGTTCCAGGCAAAAATTTTGGGAAAGGTGTACCACCGACCAAGGGCCCTTCGAAGAGAAAGTTTGTACCAAAGCGTGTACAACCAGTAAAGAAACAGACTGGTGGTTATACTGTAACTAATCGTTTTTCAAAGATTATGTTACCAGAAAAGAAAAAAACAACTAGGATTACATAATGGCAGAACCATATTTTCCAGGCGGTCCAAGACCACAAAGTTTAGGAAAGACATTAGAGGACTTACAAAGATTCGGTAAGGGGTTACTGGTCGGAGAAACTGCTGATATATTGGGATTGCCCGCCGACCTAACTGGTCTTTACTATGATCTAAGATACGGACAGACTCCTCAAGGTATACAAAGTTTGATAGATCGTTTTGGTTCTGAAGCTCTTGCTAAGAGATTTATGGGTAAAGATTTTCCAGAATTTTCGTTTGAAAATTTTGGACAAGACACCGAAGGCGGAATAGAAAGTGCTGGTAGAGCCTTTGCTCCTGGAGCATTGTTAACAAAGGCGATAGCAACTGCAAGATTAGCAGCTAGAATGAACAAATACCCACCAGACAATGGTGGAGGTGGCTATGCACTGGCGACAGTTGGGACTGGTAAACTGAATCCATTAGACGATGTACCAGAGACAACAGCTGAACGTCTTTACATGACACAAGGTCTTCCAGGTGGTGGACAGGCAAAGAAACGAGAAGAGCCGTTCTTTGATGAACTTACCCCAGACCCCGATGCTAGGTTGACTCCAACTGGCTCTGTCTTTTCTAATTTATTAAATGAGTTGAGTAAAATAGGTGATGAGTCTAGCAGACTTAGTATGAGAAAACCTATAATGAGACCAGAGTTAGATAAAGATGGCAAGGTTGTAAAAGACAACCGTGGAAAAGCCATAGTAAAAGACACTGGTGAGTTTCAAATTAAAGGCATAGATTTTACTAAAAAGCCGACTGGTGCAGAATTATTAGCTTATTTTGAAAATAAGTTGACAGGTGATATAGGTAAAAAATTTGGTGGCGAGGGACTAAAAGATGCTGGTGGTAGTGGATTACAGAGTAGATTGGGTAAAGAAGCTGTAGAATCTGGTTTGATACGATATCTAGAATTGAACCCAGATGAGATTATGACAAAAGAAAAAGTCATTAATTTAGCTAGTTTATTTAAGCCTGAAATAAAAATGACTTCTTATAGTGTTAACAGACAAGCAGAATTAGGTGGTTTGATAAGAGATTTTGAGACAAGAGTAAGAGGTCTAGCCGATGATGATCCCGTAAGAGTTTCACTAACAAATCAACTAGCTCCATTATTGGATGAGATAGAGGAATACAATCGACATAATCCTTGGTCTTTTACAAATGTTCAAAATTTAAAAATTCAAGATTTGGATAGACCAGGCGGTCGTTTATCTGAACGTAATCAAGATATGGTAAGGAATGATAGTCTTACCTTTTTGTTTTCTGGTGGTGAAGGAGAAAATTTATTATTAGGTAAAAAAGCAGATAGCTCAAGTGCAAATGAAATAGATAAGATGATAGCTGAAGTTGATGATTACTTTAGAGCCATGGGTGAGACAACATCTTTAAAAACTTTATTGCCTGGATCTAGACATGGCTTTGGCATAGATAATTATCAAGGACATATAAGAGCTACTGGCATGGATACCATAGATCCAGCCACTGGTAGAAAATATAAAACACTTTCTATAAACGAGATCCAGTCAAACCAAGCAGGCGAAAAAGGTAAAACAGTTGCCGCACAAGATCCAAAGATTACAAGTGAAATTAAAAGACTTCTTGATAAAAGAGCTAAGTTAAATTCTGAAGGTAAGTCTATGTCAGATGCAGAATTAGAACAATTATCAAGACTGGTAGCAGCTTCTGGAAGATTAACTCGATTTGAAAATTTCAATACTTTTTTAAGCGATATAGATGACGGAATACCTTTAGAGGACTTTAAGCCACCAAACGTCATGACAAATAAAAACAGAATGGATGCTTTACAGATTGTGAAAGAAGACAAGAAGTTAGGCACTGGCTTTGTAAATTTAGCAGAAGAAAAAGCAATATTACAAAAACAAGCAGATGACGCGGCGATAATAGCAGATAAAGCAAGAGATGAATTAGCAGGTCTAACTAATTCTGTGACAGATATGAAAAGAGCTTTTTTTGCAACAGATCAAAGATTAAACAGAGACAAACTTCTTCTTAATGATTTTAAAAAAGCCAAAGAACAAATCATTGAAGATATCATGGATATGGATAGTGGGGTTAGTGGAGCCACGGTAATAGATCGTGATGCAGGGATACCTAGATACCTGGCTTCAATGTTTTATAAAAGTAGCAGAGATAGTACAACAAGTGCTCATTTACCGAATGGTAGAGGTTTAGATAATGTTGAAATAGGAAGAATCGTTGGGTCTAGATCTAGTGATTTTGAGAATCAAGCAGATTTTTTAGAGGATATCCGAAAGAAAAGTAAAGCTAAGTACGGAACTCAAGGTGATGTAGATATACTTTCTGAAGTTTTAAGCGACAAAAATACAGAACTTGCTCGTGATTTTAAACTATTTAAGTTTCCTAATGCCAATCCAGATGATGGAAGAGACGTAATAATAACAGATATAGATATGATGAGGGATTATTACACCGATCTTATGAAAGCCAGAGACGAAGGTACATTTGGTACAATAGGTAGCGAGGCAGAGCGGGGTCTTTACGGAAGAATTAAGAAAGACAGAGTTACTTACGAGGATTATATACAATTAAAAAAAATAGCTAATGGCGCTGATTATTTTAAAGATAAAAACAACGCAAGAAAAACTCTAAGATATTTGATGAACGATAGAGAAAGAAAACTTGAAGCTGGTTTAATTAAAACGGAAATTTTCAACAAGGTTATGAATAATCCTAAAGTTACAGAAATTTTTGAGTCTGATAACTTAATTGAATTAAAAGATAGACTTGCTGATTTAGATAAAAACCAAGCAAGTATGGACGATATTGCTTATGGTACAGAAAGAAGAAAGATTCTTGATGACATTAAAACAGACTTTGGACTGACAGAAGTAGGATCTGGAGACACTGCTTTTTTTAATTTAGAAATGTTAAAAGGTAGAAGTCCTATAGCAGACGCTTTCGCAAAAGCAGCAGACGAAGTATATGATGAATATAGTAAGACACTTAAAAAAGTGCCAGTATTAACCGATGCTTTTTACAACAGACTTCAACCAAGGAGACCAAAAACAACTGGATCATCAGAGCTAGACAATGCTTTTGGTGCTGCATTTTCTAATTTTTTTAAAGAACCTAAGTTATGGGATGTAAAAGAATTTAATAAAAAACTAACCGATAAAAAAAGAAAAACAGAAACAATAAATTCTGCATTTGATGATTACGTTCAAGAGAATTTTGTAGATTCTTCTACACTTATAGAATCAGCTATAGCAAAAAGAGGCTTAGAACAGTTTAAAAAAGACAAAGATTTTGTAGAAAAAAGAGTTGCGGCTGCAGAAGTCAATGAACAAGATACAATTAATCAACTAGCAGATTTTAACAGAGAAAAAGATTTTGATAAACTTTTAGAGGATTTAAAAGATAGACTACCAGAAGAGTTAAAAGATACTTTACAAAAAATAATTGAACATGAAAAAACTGTTTTACAAGGAGGCAATAAATTTCAAATGAATGTGCCAGTTTTAGACTATGGTCAGATGACAGAGTTGATGGTTCATAATGTAATCAAGAAAGCAAAAGAGTTAGGTTATGAAAGAGTTGTTTTTCCGTCTATGGAGGCTTATGACGACATGGCACAAAGAGAGTTTCTTCCTAATGGTGTTACTCAAAGAAGAGAGTACGGTGATTTAAGGGACACAAAGGCATACGACTTTGCAATCGGTAAACCTTTAACAGATGCTTTGAAAAAATATGGTAAAGGATATATTACAGCAAATGAAGTCATAGCGTCCAAAGCACAAGGAAGGACAGGCACTGCAAGAGTGGGTAAAAAACAAGAAAGATCAAATGCGATTGACGATGATCTACATAGGATAGTAGACTTAACAATAGAAGAGGCAAGTAAAAAAGCTGATTCTAATATACCACGAATGGCAAAAGGTGGTATACTTAGTAAATTTAGAAAGGCAAGTTAATGGCAATAGAACCAAGACAAATAGCACCAATGGTAGAAAAAGATATCGGAGCTGGTGGAACTGTTGAACCAGAAGCAGATAGTCTAGCAATAGAATTAGATGATACTCCACCAATGTTACCAGAAGGTATTGAGCTTGATACTGGTGAACAAATGGAAGTTGTGACAGAGCCGTATAACCACGAAGCAAACCTAGCAGAAGTTTTAGAAGATGGTGTATTGGCATCTATTGCATCTGACTTACAATCAAAAGTAAAAGAAGATTTAGAATCAAGGCAGGATTGGGAAGAGGCTATAGCCAAAGGATTAAACTTGCTTGGCATAAACTATGAGGACAGAAGCGATCCGTTTCTTGGTGCAAGTGGTGTAACACATCCACTATTATCAGAGGCGACAACACAGTTTCAGTCACAAGCATACAAAGAAATGTTACCGAGTGGCGGCCCAGTAAAAACACAAATACTTGGTGTTCCTACAAAAGAAACAGAAGACCAAGCACAAAGAATAAAAGATTACATGAATTATCAGATCACTGAAGTCATGGAAGAATACGATCAAGACACAGACCAGATGTTGTTTTATTTACCACTTACTGGTTCTACATTTAAGAAAGTGTACTTTGATCCTACAAAACAAAGAGCGGTATCTAAGTTTGTACCAGCAGAAGATTTAATAGTTCCGTACTCTGCTTCTGATATCAGAACAGCAGAGCGAGTCACACACATGGTGCGAATGAGTTTTAATGATATCCGTAAACTACAAGTTGCGGGAGTATATAAAGATGTTGAATTATCTACAACAGACACTGGAGAAGACGAAGGAGCTATCCAAGAAACTACTGATGAGCTTCAAGGATTACATCCTAATTATTCAGACGACAGCTACACCTTACTTGAAGTCCATGTGGACTTGGATTTGGAAGGCTTTGAAGATCTGGATAGTCAAGGGCAGCCTTCGGGTATTATGTTGCCTTATATTGTCACCATCGATCAAAATTCAAATAAAGTTTTATCAGTGGTTAGAAACTTTAGAGAGCAAGATCCGTTAAAACGAAAGAGACAATACTTTGTTCATTTTAAGTTTTTACCAGGTTTTGGCTTTTACGGATTTGGTTTACTGCATACAATAGGTGGATTATCTCGTGCTGCCACATCTATATTGAGACAGCTAATAGATGCAGGCACATTATCAAACTTACCAGCTGGATTTAAGGCAAGAGGCGTTAGAATCCGAAATGACGATGAACCTCTTAACCCAGGTGAGTTTAGAGATATAGATGTTCCAGGTGGTGATTTGAAAAACTCTATTATTCCCCTTCCCTACAAAGAGCCATCTGGGACATTAGCACAACTTTTAGGTGTAGTTGTTGACTCTGGTAGACGTTTTGCACAAGTTGCTGATGCAAAAATTAGTGATGTCAACTCACAAGCACCAGTTGGAACTACAGTTGCGTTGATAGAACAAGGCTCAAAGATTATTTCTAGTATACACAAGCGTTTACATTACGCACAAAAACAAGAATTTCGTATGTTAGCCGAGATTTTTTCTGAAAATCCAGTGCCTTATCCGTATTTTGTAGGCAATGTTGCACCACAGATTATGCAAAATGACTTTGATGGTCGTGTTGATATACTTCCAGTGTCAGATCCAAACATATTTTCCATGTCACAACGTCTGTCATTGGCACAAACACAGTTACAACTGGCACAAGCTGCACCACAGATACATAATCAGTACGAAGCATACCGAAGAATGTATGATGCACTTGATGTAAAGAACATTGATGGCATTTTACCGCCACCACAACCGCCTGCACCAGTGGATCCAGCGACAGAAAACGCTAATTCTATGAAAGGTTTGCCTTTACAAGTGTTTCCACAACAAGATCACGAGGCACATTTGGTAGTTCATGCTATGTTTTTGTCAAACATGGTGGCACAAGCCAACCCACAAGGGTTTTTATTACTACAATCTCATGTTCAAGAGCATGTTAGTGCGTTAGCAAGAGACCAAGTGACTAAATTTTTCCAAACAATGGTACAAGAAGCCATGCAAAAGGGCGAACAACCACCACAAATTGCACCAGAGGCAGTTGAAGCAGCGATTTCGCAACAAATTGGTGAGATATTGAAAGAAATTATGCCTGCTATTGAACCAGCACAGAAACCAGACCCACTTGTAGCGATCAGAGAGAAAGAATTAGAGAATGACACTGCTGATCTGCAAAGAAGATCTATAAACGACATGATGAACTTCCAAATAGACTCAGCAAAACTGGCACAAGCGTATGAATTGGCACAACAAAGAACAAAAACTCAAGAACAAATCGCAGAAGACAGAAATGATGTAAATATCTATAGGATAAATACGCAGGCCTCTTTAAAAGGTAGGTAAAGATGGATCCAGTCACTATATCTCTCGCTATGGGTGTGGCTTCCAAAGCATTTGACGCAATCAAGAAAGGATTTGCAGTCGGTAGAGATATAGAACAAATGTCTGGAGATATCGGTAGATGGATGGGAGCTGTATCTGATGTTGATAACGCTGAAAAACAAGCAAAAAATCCTCCGTTGTTTGGTAAACTTTTCAAAGCTGGATCTATTGAGGAAGCAGCTCTCTCTGCTTATGCAGCCAAGAAGAAACTTGAGGAACAAAGGTACGAACTCAAGATGTTTTTGAATATGACGTATGGCCCACAAGCGTATGATGACTTGCTCAAGATGGAAGGACAGATACGAAAAGAACGTCAACAAACGATTTACAAACAACAACAGCTCCGAAGACAGATAGGTGAAGCAATAACTTGGTTTATCGTGATAGCCATAATTGGTGGTTTTGTTGCCTTGGTTGCAGGTATTTGGATTAAAGAAACAAGAGCAGAGAACTACATACAGATGACAGAAGGTTACAAATACAAACCCAGAGACTACACAAACCAACAAAAAATATGGCAAGGTAAAAAAAAACGGTTAAATATACAACTTGTAGACTTAAGAAAAGAATTACGTCAAAATACACAGACAAAAGAGCATGTATCTATCAAGGGGGTAACAAAACTTTTACCATGTTGATTGAGAGTTGGTGTCCAAAAAAGTATAAATGTGTGTATGATCCCAACGGCACTGAACCAGATATCGATAAAGTCATGGAGAGTTTACGAAGTATAGGTAGAAAATGACACAGAAAAAACTACAAAAAGACTCTATTTTAAATCAATACGATCTTGATGGTGACAACACAATCACAGACGAAGAGCTTCAAAGAGCTAAAGAAATCAAAGAGACAGAGACAAAATTACGCAAAAATCTTGCACAATTACGCATGGCTAGATACACTCTTATAGGTATGGGAGTTTTTACAGTTGCAATGTTCATAGTTCCTATAGAGCGTGTGCAGGCGTTGGCAGATATAAGCAATCTATTTTATATATCAGGCGCTGGTATTGTGGGAACTTATATGGGCACAAGTGCATACATGGCAAAGAACGGAGTTAAATAATGTTACAAGCGTTAATAGGTCCAGTCACTGGACTACTAGATAAGTTTATACCAGATGCAGACAAAAAGGCAGAACTTGCTCATAAGATAGCCACCATGTCTGAAAGACATGCCCAAGAGTTGGCACTCGCTCAGATAGAGGTTTTAAAAGAAGATGCCAAAGGTAACTGGTTTCAATCGTCCTGGAGACCCTTGATTGGCTGGATTTCAGGACTTAGCCTCGGTATAAATTACATGGTATCCCCAATTTGTGCTGGTTTTGGTATAACTATTCCACAAGCAGATATGTCTGTGATGATGCCTTTGATGTTTGGTATGCTCGGAATCGGCGGCATGAGGAGCTATGATAAGATGAAAAAGACGGATACAAAGAAATGACAAGAATACATTTAGAATTATTTAAATTTTTTAATAAAATAGGTAATTATTTTTATCGTAAACATGTCAATAGATTGAAGAAAAATAGATTTTAATGCAAGACTTATTTAGACATTTAAGAATACATACGAGGAAAAAGAAGATGAACTCAGACGAAATATGTTACATACATAAGATAGCATATACAAAAACAGTAACAGAAGAGCCGATACCATTTGCAGGTGTTGTGAAACTTACTACTTACAAATGCCCTATGTGTTCTCATCCAATCGAAGGTGTTGAGTATGAAAAAGAAAGATCCTAAAGTTGGAACTGGCAAGAAACCAAAAGGCTCCGATAGACGTTTATACACGGATGAGAATCCAAAAGATACCGTCAGAATCAAGTTCGCCACGCCTGCTGACGCAAGAGCAACGGTTGCAAAAGTTAAAAGAGTTAACAAGCCTTTTGCGAGAAAGATACAGATTCTTACAGTTATGGAACAACGAGCAAAAGTGATGGGTAAGAATGAAGTTGTTAGGATTGCCAAGGCTGGAAAAGAGAGCATAAGGAGAAAAAAGAAATGACAAGAATAAGACAATTTGCAAATGACATGGGAATATCATACAATAAGGCGAAAGGTCTCATTAATAAAGGCAAGAAACGAAGAGACGGTGGATCAACAATACTGGAGAAATTTACAATGCCAATAGTTATTAAAGAAAAAAAGAATAAGAAGAAAAAGAAAGAGCCAAAAGGTGGTGGACCTTTTATGACACCAGGCCAAAAGAAGTTCTTAGATAAGCAGACTGGTAAGGGAAAACCCGAAGAAGCAAAGTCTGGTAAGTTTATGAAAGCTGCTGATGGCAAAATAACTAAATTAAAGAAAGAAACCACTAACAAAGCAAAGATGGGAAACTTTAAAAACATCGTGAACGCATCAGTTTCAGGTAAGATTACTCCACAAGAGGCAGAAAAAAGAATAAAAAAATTAGTAATAAGCAAAGCCATGGGTGGTCTTAACAGTGGTCTTAAGGACATACCACCAGAGAACAAAGGATTACCAAAACTACCTAAAGAAGTTAGAAACAAAATGGGTTTCAAGAAAAAAGGTGGTACTATGAAGATGATGGGTGGTGGTGCTATGAACATGATGCCTAGAAGAATGATGAAAAAAGGTGGCATTGCTCGTGGTGGGGGAGCCGCTATAAGTGGGACTGGATTTAAAGGGGTCTATTAGTGGACGAAGATGATTTCGATTTAGCTGGTTTTGACGAAGCGTATAGTCCAGACGACTTTACCCAACAAGAGATGGACTTTGCTTCTGCTATCGGTGCACAAACTGGTGGCTTTGGCGATGACAATACTGCACAAGTAATAGCCAATCAACTTGCACAACCACAAGTTGGACTTAATAGATCTAATATTACTAACCTTGTTGACGCTAGAACTGGTCAAAGTCTTTATGATCCTACTTTCGCAGCAGCGCTTGATATCTCTAGAGGTTTAGATCCTACAAACAACATGGGTGGAACTGGTGGTTTAGCCGTGCCATCTTATCTACGACCACAAATAGAGAGTGGAAGAGTAGATGCTAGAGGTGAGCCAATCAGATATTCTTCAGGGTTTGAAAGATTTTTACAAGAAGATGTTACAGATTTTGTTCAATCTGGTCCTGGTATTGTTGGTCTTATTGGCAATTTTTTAAGTGATAATTTTAATGATGCAAAAAAAGCTCTTGGTCTAGATGGTGGTGCAAAAGGTGGTTTAAAAACAGAAGATCTTCAACCTGATAAATTTATTAGTGGCATGTCACAACAAGGCGCTGGAATGAGTGTAACAGATCCAGTTGTTCCTGCACCAGCAACTGTAAATATGGCATCAGTTCCTCAAGTGAGTCCTATGTTTGACCAGTTCGGAAATCCTTATCGTTCTAGATTTATGAGAGATGCAGCAGAAATGGCTCAACAAAGTTTGTCTGGTGGCATAGCTAGTGTGGCTCCGACTATGGCAAGAGAGGTTGGAGATGCGATGAAAGATACTTTCGTTACAACAACACCAAATCTTAATTTACCTGGATTTCGTTCTAAGTCCATGTCAAAAGAAGAAGCAGACAGAGTGAAAGAAAACTTAGAAAAGAATAATCCAGTTTATCAACAAATGTCAGACGCTTCACAATTTTTAAACCCACAAGCCATATCACGAGGACTTAATTATTTTGCAGGCCCTCAAATTCAAGATTTTTTTAGAGGTGTGACTAACAATCCTAACACTACAATCCGATTAGGACCTGGATTTGACATGGAAAAACAAAAAGTAGACGACAATATCTTTAGTATTAACATTCCTTTTGCTACTGGGTAATTCGTGAAAGTAACCGATTTCTTATATAAATATCAAAAATCCTTGAACGATAGGATAAATGAGATTAGTATTGCATTGACTAGTGGTAACGCCTCTGATATGGCTAGTTATAAGATGATGGTAGGAGAAATTCAGGGTCTATCCTACGCACTGGAACAGTTAAGAACCCTGCTGGAGAAAACAGACAATGACATTGATAGTGCCTGAATACGTTCTTAGACAAAGAGAAGCTAAGAAAAAAGCAGACGAAGCAGCAAAAGAATTATCCTTAAAAGACAGAGTACCAAAACCCACTGGATGGCGAATATTAGTCATGCCATATATGGGTAAAGAAAAAACCGAAGGTGGTATTCATGTCCCAGACTCCGTAAGAGAAAAAGAATCCAGAGCCACAGTTGTGGCTTATGTTATTAAGATGGGACCTCTTGCTTATAAGGATGTAGACAAATTTGGAACTGACGGTGATTGGTGTAAGGAAGGCGACTGGGTGTGCATAGGTCGCTACGCTGGATCACGGTTTCAGATAGAGGGC